TTGCTAGAGAGTAATTGATACGCGGGACAGGAAACTACATTGTTCTGTAAATCCTTGCTCGTTGATTAAGTTCATGAGTGTAGTTGATAAACTCAAGAACCTTGTATGAACCAAGATGTTCAATAGCTTCCTCAATTGTCTCGAATTGGTCAACTAGAAACTTCTTGGTTACAGCTTTGTTGAGCTTGACTATACCCTTCGTGATTGTGACTTCTTTCTTAATCATCGTTCGTTCAGTTCAACGTAGACGGTGCGAACCTTGACGTTTGAACGAGCATCTCCATGTTCGAGAGCCTTGGAGACTTGCTGATGCATCTCTCCCATGAGCATCTCGCTAAGCTGCTTGATAGCCGTATCGTGAGACTTGCAAGCTGCTACTGAATTGCCCACCATTGACACGATAATCATTGCCATGACTGACTCCGGATGTCCCGCCTATCAATCACTCTCCATTAGCAATGCAATTGATTCGTGGGGCGAAAGATTACAATTAGTTCATTCCACGCTTCGCAATGAGAGCGTTAATGTCCTGAGCCGTTCGTTTCCCTTTGTCTGTGAGAGTGACAAAGTTAGCACTGATGTTAATCAGCTTACCTGAGAGCATCAATGCCTTGAGAGATGTCCAGTAATGGATGTCCATATCGCAGAAGATATAGAGCATCGATTCAGGACTGCCGCCAGTATCCTCAAGAGCCGTAAGGATAGCGGCAATCTTCATAATCGTTTCGTTCTGTGTCATACTATTGTCCTATCTGCCCCACCAATCAATTGCATTCCCATTGTTACGAGCACTCTATAAGACTCTCAGGCAATACCGGCAAGTGATTAAATGGCCCTGCTTTATTCCTTATAGGTTCAGAGGCTATTGTCCATGCTGCTAGTCCATGCTCCATGCACCTAGGATGCACTTCAACGCATGCGCCAGTCATTCATTACATGACTCTTGATGGCATGCTTCAGTGACGCGTGACCATAAGGTGAAGTTAAAGACCATATCACAAGGATGGTATGCCATCGTATCCGTAAACCTGAGAGGCTTATAGAATGCTCATAACGCTACGCTCCGCCCACTACTTCTATTACGAGCGAGCGGAGCGAGCGAGGGAGAGCAAAAGATGGCGTTTAAGTAATTCACTGGTCAATACCTGCAGCGTGCAGCCTAATTAAACACCCTATATCAGGTTATTTCTTGCACTGAAAGCGATACAGCGCCGAGCCGTCTTTACGAACCAAACGCGGGCCGAACTGAGCGCGAATAACATCATGAGCCACGCGCACATTGCGCGCCCTCACAATATCAGCGCAGTTCTCTTTGTCAACCGACGGACCATAATTGCGTTTCCGTGGATTGTCTTGAGCACATTCGATATTGATTGCCATTGTCTCACGGTGCTTAGTGCCATTGCTTTCGCGTCTGGCCTGTTCTCGCATCGTGGTAGCAATCATCAGGGAGGACCAATCTGTAGTCAATCTCATAAAGCACTCCAAGGTAGGATGTAGGGTGCTTAATTAGGCTGCACTGGTCAAAGGCGGGAAACCAGTGAGTTTTCGTATACCATTCTCCCGCAGGATTGGGTATACTGTCGCACACACGTATTGCTACGTGATGTGAAGTGGCGCACGAATATTCGTCCGTGATACCTTTAGCCGAAGCGACGGACACCCTGCCACAGGGCCAGCTATGCCTTTAGCTGCGAGGATTAGAGACATCATGGAACGTAACCGCGTAGCTACAGAGCTAGGTAACTGCTACGCTCGCGCGCTGGCGCAAGGTTTTGATTTACCGTTCCAGTCTCAGAGCGACTTACACAATACATATAGCAACCGGGATGCCAACCGAATCGAGGGATGGGTCTACAATAGGTAGTGTCCTAGCTAATCGAACCACAAGATATAGTGGTGCGCATTTGACAATTATTGTCAGTGACAAGGATTGGCTAGCCACTATTTGTCACACACCATATGTAGTATGTAGCCACTCCCCCCTACATCATCTAGTGGTGGTTCCATCCTGGCATAAAAATTGCGGAGGAACATCAAGACATAGTCAATCCCTAAAGTAAATACTCCTGAATACATTCCCTAACACTAGAAATATATACAAACCCCCACAAATATAAAAAATGAAAGATTCATATGGTGAACGATTCAGCAGAAAATTGCCAATTCATTAGGGAATCTGCGGAATTAGTCCTTGACAGTTGACGCAAAAACTGGTATCCTCCGCGCATCCCCCTACTAGGTTTTGTGTTGCATTGAAGGCATTCTATGCTACTAACAGACGAAGACATCGAAGAGAGGATTAATAGTCCTCTTAATCTTTTGAATAGGCTCCGCAAGACTAGCGAGCCGAAAATTCCATCCATGCCTCCTACGTCCAAGGATCTTGAATTGGATGTAGAAGGAAGCATAGCCGCTCGGAACCTCCGTGGTAAAGCAGCGGCTATCATGGGTAAGGTTTTGATTGAACTGGAACACCGCATTCCAGACATTCAAAAGCCTGAGAAGCTTGCTCAGATTGCAACTGAAATGAATAAAGTCCTTAACACTAATAAGGACGATGATAATAAGAAGGCAGCTCAAATCATTGTTTACGCTCCACAGGTAGTTAACGAGAATCACTTCCAGGAAATGGTGGTTCAAGAAGACAGAGGGTAATCAATGTTCGATCCTGAGTTCGCTAAGTGGGTCGCCACTCTTGGAGTCGGCGGTGTTCTCGCTGGCTTCATGTTCGCGTTCTATAGGAAAGACGTCAAACAATATACCGAACTCTGGAAACACACTGCTGAGTCGATGATGATTATCATCAAGGAGAATACGGCTAGCAATACTAAGCTAATCTCTATGATCGAGAATCAAGAGCGCAACAACCTGAGACGAACAGATATTGCGTTCATTCGCGCTCATATGGAACTGATAGACAGACAATCAACGGAAGGAGATAAGCCGAATGGCTAATGTAGCCCAGGTCACGGTAACGGCTACTACGGGTCCGGGGAACTCCGTAACATCCAAAGTTCATACTGGTATCAAGTCATTTGCTGTCGATGTCGCGAATAGAATGCTTTATCTCTATCCCGACAATCCTGACTTGACTGGTCCCATGATTCAGTATGCACTCACTGGTACTGTTACCTTTACTGCTACGATTTCATCGGGTGCATGGACCGTAGCCGTTTCCGCGAGCTAGATAGGTAAGCGTATGGCGCAGAAGCGAGCACTCAGAACTGGGTTTAATGGACTAATCCCAGATACGCCATACGCTATACCTCCCGGTCCACATCGTATCCTCACTTCGGTATCTAACTTCTCTTACTCAACTACAGTAGGTGGGGTTTATACTGCACTCACTACTCCAAATACTGAACCTGGAGTACTTCTCGATGCTGGGTTCATTAAGAATACGGCTGCGGCTGCTAGATTCCTCAATTGTAAGAAAGTTCCCATCCTCTCAACATATGCAGGAGAGGTAGCTAAATCTGGACCTCTCCTTTACTACCGACTAAATGAAAAGGCTGGCTCCACTCTATTCGATGCGTATTCACGTGCGAATTGTTCGAAAGGGTCGGCTATCGTTCTGGATCAGCCATCAGCTCTTGTCAATGGCGATGGGAACACAGCGGCTCTTTGGGATGGGACTACAAATTCGATTTGCACCTCAAGCAATTCAATTAACACTTGGTTTGGTGCATCGGCCATCACATTCGAAGCATGGGTCAAGAATGCATCGTGGTCGGCAACTCACGAAATGGTTGTCTCACTAGGTGGGGTAGGCCATTACCTGAGTGTCGAAGATAAGAAAGTTTTCATGTCCTTGATCATTGGATCACAAAGGACAAACTACGCACTCGGAAATCCTCTTGCAGTTGATACCTGGTATCACGTAGCCGGAACCTGGAAATCAGGTGATCCACTTCGTTTGTATATCAATGGTGTCCTGCAGACTCCGAATGACAATACGGCTAGGACGGGAACACTAGCCACTGGGGCCAACATCTGGCTTGGTTCGTTCAATAATACTCTACTCATTACTTCTGGACTTCTGGATGAGATCGCTGTGTATCTGAGGCAGCTAACGGCTGATGAACTCATGACACACTATTCTCAAAGGAGTTCAAAAGCATAATGGCTTCATTCGACACAGAGATCCCATTTGGACCTCAGTTCTCGATGCTACAGAATGTTGCATATACACTTCCGTCTGCTGATTCCGTTCAGGTCATTCAGGTTAGTGCAGCAATCCAGACTTCGCTAGATGGAAGTACTTGGACTACAACCAATAGTTCAATTCTATCTGGCATCTTCGTTCGGTGTGCAACTGGCAACGCGACAATTACTCTCAGAAAGAATGGGGTAGGATGAAGAAGATTCTTTTGGCAATCACATTTCTTTTGATTCCTGCTTCGGTTCTCGCACAACCGGTAATCAATCCAACAACGGCTGCGTTCACTGCATCGGTTGACCATAACGTAGTAGAGAACGGAGTTAGTTTAGTTAGCAACTACGAACTCCGAATCTTCACTACAGGTGGAACGGTTCCTGTTCGGGTTCAGAACTTGAACAAGCCTACTCCTGATGCAACGAATACGATAACGGCTAGTATTACTTCAGTAGTCACTGCACTTCCACTTGGAGAGTATTACGCTACCGTTGCCGCGAAAGGACCAGGTGGAGAATCAGTTTCAGCACCGAGTAACCCTTTCTCGGTAGCAGCGAGAGTTCCGGCTGCACCTACCAATCTACGTATTACGAAGTAGGTTCATTAGTTTCGTTTGACTCTAGACGAAACCAGATAGACCGAAACATTTACAGTATGGAGATTAACGGCTGGATATTTGTCCAGTCAATCTTTATAAGAGCTAACATATACCGGCTGACATTCGAGTGCAGATGAATCTTCACGCTAAGTATATCCAACGTATTCGAATTATGATGGAGGGCTTACGAGTTCTCCACCGTTGGGATTCTCTGCGTGAAAAGCTTCCAGGCTACGAGAAGGAAATGTCTCTACTGCATGAAACATTAGGCAGAGAGATAGACGATCAGATGGCTAGGGACTTTGAAGCTAAACTTAAGGAGCGACATCAGAATGCCGTGTCCACTAACGGAACAAGAGATTCTAGATTACTTCTGGCGCCTAATCGACCGACGACCCGGCGAATACGCCAACGATTTCGAAACAGTTCTTACTAAAGAATATCCATGGAACAATGAACTTCTCCGGTTGCCACAGGATATTCCTGGACCTGGAGAACAGCTCCCCAGCAATCAGCCGTTCTATGGTATTACAATTCAAGCTGGTGCTGATGGAATTCCTGCTGGACGAATTTGGATTCCGGCTGGGACTCCTGATGCTAATAATTACTATACAAGATATTTCCAAGTAATCCAAGATAAGCCAGGTGGAGTTCACAAAGTAGACTTCCTCTGGGATCTTAGGTATCTTGCTGGAAATGCTTACGAGCCGATTTGTGATTCCGATGAACCTAAGCCGCCATTGAATATCGAACAGCGGCTAGAGACTCTCGAAGCACAAATGGTTACGGTTCTTGCTGTTCAAGAGGATCACGAGAATCGAATCCGTGCTATTGAGCAGGGTTCTACCGGAATTAAGTTTGGAGATAAGATTGCTTTAAGAACTAATTCTGGTCTTCTTGCTGGAATTGAAGGTGGCGGTCCTACACAGGTCAATGCTCCTATCAAATTCATCGGCAAGAACGATCCACCGCATTCTTGGGAGTCAATGGAAATTCTCAAGGGTGAGTAGTGGATATACTGATTCCAAAAGGTTCGGATGCAGTAACGCAGAATCTTATCAAGGAATGGAGACCATTTCCTAAACAGGAATTGTTTCTCTCCATTCCTGATACGATTAAGGAGGCGTTCTACGGAGGCGGGGCAGGCAGTGCCAAAACCGAGACCCTAATGATGCTGCCAATCGTTAGGGGTTGGCATGAGAATCCACGGTTTAAGCAACTCTTCCTCCGTAGAACTAATCCAGAACTGAAGACCGAAATCATCCCTAGGATGAAGCAGATATATCCTAGGTTCGGCGCAACTTGGAACGGACAGGACTTAACGTGGACATTCCCGAGTCCTGATCAGTATGGTGCAGGTTTAAGAGGTAACTCTGGTGCAGTAATCACATGCGGTCATTGTGAGACAGAAGATGATGTCCACAGATATGATGGCATGGAAATTAATCTGTTCACTCCAGATGAATTAACCTCCCTGACCCAATGGATCTTTCTTTATATTGGTTACACTAGAACGAGAGCGGCTGTAGGTTCTGGACTTCCTGAAGTAATTCGTGCAGGAGGAATGCCTGGTGATATCGGGCATAGTTGGGTTAAGAAACGGCTAATCGATCCGGCTCCTAAAGGAAATGTAATTCTAGTAGGTCGCGGTGGAAATAAGAGGATTTACATCCATGCGACTTACTTAGACAATCCACACTTAGGTGAAGCTTACGGACGCACTCTAGCCGGTCTACCCGAAGCTGAACGTAAAGCCAAACTTGGAGATTGGGAAGCATATCAGGGTCAAGTATTCGATGAGTTCCGAGATCGTATATATCACGATGAACCTGATAATGCTTTACATGTAATAGAACCATTCCCGATTCCTGATTATTGGCCCAAGATGATTGTGGGCGATTGGGGATTTCGGGCAATGACTTACGTTGGGTTCTTTGCAATTTCTCCTTCTGGTCGGCTTTACTTATATAGAGAATTGCACTGGACCAACGAGAAAATTGCACTCTGGGCACCTATCGTAAAGGACTTTGCCGACAGAGAGAATCCTAGAATCATTAAGTTCTGCAAGTCAGTATCTCAGGATAGAGGACTTGAACATACTGTCCAGAGTCAACTTGAAGAAGCACTCGGACGTTATGTAGAACTCTCCGAGAATGTTCGCGGCTCTCGTGTAGCCGGTAAGATACTAATTCATGAATATCTGAGATGGAAGCAACGTCCTATAATTCCTAAGGAGGATATACCCAAGTTCGATGAGGGTTATGCTCAATGGCTTTATAGGAACAAGTCGGAACAGGATTACAGGAACTACCTAAGACTGTACGACTCTCCATTAGAAGAGGGTAACTTACCCAAGCTTCAGATATTCAAGACTTGTACATTGATGCCAATTGCAATTCAATCATGTGTTTACGAGAAGGCTGGCAAAGATGGAAAACCTCCTGAAGATGTTGCAGAGTTTCCTGGAGACGATCCCTATGACACTCTGCGCTATGCTTGTGATTCTGCTGAGCGTTATTTTGAGGAATCTAAGCAGGAGTTCTCAAGGATTCAGGAACAAGAACGGCTAGTTCAAACTCTGCAGAACACTCAAGACTGGACTGCATTCTATCGTAACATGAATAGAGTTGAGTCTGGTCAGAAGATGCAATCCGTTAGCTTGTTTCATAAAGGCAGAAGGAGATTAAGATAATGTTCGGATGGCTTGAGGAATTCTACAGGATTCGAAGAGAGAATAGAGAACTGAACGCTAAGCCGTGCGAGGCTTGCGAGGTTCTCAAAGTTGAAATCTCGAATCTACGTAGAGAGAATACATTCTTACTCTCACATGCATTAAGTTCTAAAACATCTGAACCAGAACGAATGGAAGCACCGGCTCCACAGCCGCTCTCTTCTCGTCATGTTCCGTGGCGTGTTACACAACAGAAGCTAGAAACTGAAGATAGAATTAAGGCTGCCGATATTCGCAGACAGTTCGAAGAGAAGATCGCCGAAGCTGAAAGGAATGTAACAGGTGGCCAAAAAGAAGCCTGAGTATGATGTCACCGAAAGGTTTAAGAGAGTAGCTGAGTTAGCCGCTCAGAAGCCTTCTAAACCTGAAACTTCATCATTTACTGCTAAGGCATACGACAATACGGCTGATACCCGTCCTGGTGCTTCGATGTCGATTCAAAGAGATAAGTACGGAAAGAAGAAGGACGTTAACCTTCCTTTCGTGAAGGGTCCGAGGAAATAGTGCCTCAGAATCCAAAACTACCTGATGAAGCGATTCAGCGGCTTCTCTTAACCATTGTCGAGGAATTCGACAAAGAGGATAGAGATGTCCGTGAACGTCAAATCAGGAAGTGCAAGCGTCTCAAACTATTCTGGGATTCTATATTCCAGGCTTGGTATTCTGAGGTTGCACATGACTGGCGAATCTGGGACGCCTCAATCGCTGAGGATTCTGCTGACCAGTCTTACTATGACAAACCAGTTAATACCTTTAGAGCCTACATTGAAACGATTATTGCTGCGTTATCCGTTACGACGCCAGCCGCAAAATGTTTCCCGTTTGACGCGGAATCTTCTCTCGATACTATCACGGCGAAGGCTGGCGATAAAATCTCAAAGGTAATTGACAATCACAACAATGCGCCACTACTCTGGCTCCGAGCAATCTACACGTATTACACTGAAGGAACTGTTTATGGTTACACTTATCCTCGTGCTGATATTAAGTATGGGACTTATCCTGAGAATCAGTATGTAGATGAATCCGTAGAGAAGGCAGGAATTACCTGTCCACTCTGCGGTGAATTCACAGAAATTGATGCCACTGTAGAAGCATTTCAGCCTGAGAACCAAGCGGAGGATATCTGTCCTTCGTGTGGTGAGACTGCAATGCTCTCAATGGAGAAGAAGACATTCGTTACGCGTAAGCTAGTTGGCACTACAAACGAACCAAAGACACGAGTCTGCATGGAAGTCTTCGGTGGATTGTATGTCAAGATTGCCAATTACGCGAAGACGGCTGAGCAAACTCCATACTTGATTTACTCTTATGAGACTCACTACGCCAATGCTATTGAGGAATACGATCACCTCAAAGGTAAGGGTAGAGAACTCATTAGGAAGCTAGCAAATCAGGGTGGGGTTGGCCCCAGTGATATGTATGCACAGTGGGGACGCCTTAGCACTATCTACATGGGAGAATATCCCAATTATGTAGTTACGATGCGAAAGGCTTGGCTACGTCCCTCATCATACAATGTCCTGGGTGATTCAGAAGATATCAAGAAGCTTCGAGAACTGTATCCTCGTGGAGTCAAGGTTTGTCTAGTCAACGATGAGTTTGGTTCTGCAGAATCCGAATCTCTCGATGACTACTGGACCATTTCAGTAAATCCACATGAGGATTATCTCGTTCACGATCCGGCTGGTATTCCTCTAGTCAATGTTCAGGAGATGACGAATGATCTCATCTCACTTGTACTTCAAACCATTGAGCATGGAATCGGCCAGACATTTGCTGACCCTGGAGTTTTGAATTTCAAGGCTTACAGGGATACTGAGACTACGCCGGGTGGAGTTTACGAGGCTACACCTAAAACTGGTAAGACTGTAAGTGATGGATTCTACCAGTTGAAGACGGCTACCTTGAGTGCCGAAGTTCTACCATTCTTTGATGTCATTCAGTCTCTTGGACAGATGGCATCCGGAGCACTTCCATCTCTATTTGGTGGTGCTTTAGATGGAAGCAAGACGGCTTCTGAATATTCGATGTCTCAGGCTTCGGCTAGACAGAGAATTCAGAACATCTATAAGCTCTTTACTCACTGGTGGAAGGAAGTTAAGGGTAAAGCGATTCCAATTTACATTAATAATCTGAAAGTTGATGAGAATGATGTCCAGAAGCTTCCGGATGGCTCATTCATCAACCTATTTATTCGAATTTCAGAGCTTGAAGGTAAGATTGGCAAGATTGAGCTGGAAGCCGCTGATAATCTTCCGCTTACTTGGACTCAAGTCCGTGAAAATGCTATGAAGATGATTGAAGCGCAGAATCCCATGTTCCTTCAGTGGATGTCTGCTCCTGAGAATATTCCAATTGTTCGTGATGTGCTTGGATTTAATGACTTCTACATCCCAGGTGAGGATGATAGAAGCAAACAGAATGATGAAATTCAGCAGTTGCTTGAATCTGAGCCCATTATGGACCCAGAAACAGGCCAATTCATGCCTTCTGTTGAAATTGATGTTACATACGATAAGCATGACATCCAGTTTGAGATTGTTCGTCAGTGGGTAACATCCGAAGCAGGACGGCTAGCTAAGATTGAGAATCAGCCTGGTTATGAGAATGTCCTTCTTCACGGTCAGATGCACTTTTTTGAAATGAACAAACAACTGGTCTTGCAGCAAAGTGCTGGCGGACCCAAAAACTCAGATAATCCTGAAAAGCCCGAGGGCTCTAAGGAAATTAGTGGAGAAGGTGATGTCTCAACAAGTAGCTAATCCCGATGTTTCTGCAGTTCCTAGTGGTAAGGCAAGCGTAGACGATATCTTTAAGGAACTCGGAAAAGATGATCCACTCGATTCCTTAGACCTTACGAAACCGATTAAGAAGACAGAGAAGTCTGAAGATAAGGATGATAAATCAGATAAGACTGATAAGCTGGAAACTACCGATGTCGACGAAGATGAAGGTGATAAGAAAGACGAGAAAGACGAAGAAGTCGACGAGTTAAAGCTTCTCGAAGAAGAACTCGAAGATATCGATGAAGAGAAGCTGGAACTAAAGACTCCAGTTCCTCGTCGCGAAATTCTCAAGAAGTATCCTTCTCTATTTAAGGAATTTCCTTATCTAGAGACAGCATACTATCGTGAGCAGCAGTTTACTGAAATCGCCGGAACTATCGAAGAAGCCAAACAATTCAAAGAGTCTCATGAAGTCCTCCAGCGGTTTTCGGAGGATATGATTGAGAAGGGCAATGTCGATAATGTTCTGAGGATGATTCAGAAGGACAACCCGGATACCTTTGCCCAGGTAGTGGATAACTACTTGGACCATCTAGGTAAGGTTGATCCAGCCGCTCTCACCCACGTCAAAGCGAACTTGGTCAAGAATATCATCGTAGAGATGGTAGCTCAGGCCAAGGACGATAATGACGATGATATGAGAACGGCTGCATTGCTGCTCAACAAATGGGCTTTCGGAACCTCTAAATTTACACCTCCGCAGAAGATGGCGAAGGAAGTTAAAGCTGAAGATAAGACAAAAGAGGATTCAATCACTCAGCGAGAAAGAGCATTTGCTGAGCGACAGACTAAAGAAGCTACTGATTCAGTTAACACCCGAGTTACTAACGCAATCAAGGGTGCTATCGAATCTAATATTGATCCTAATGGTTCGATGACTGAATTCGTTAAGCGTCATGCTGTTGCTGATGCTATGGAGAAGGTTAACAATCTAATTGATCGTGATAAGCGATTCCAGCAGATTGTTGATAAGCTCTGGGACAAAGCGGCTAAGTCCGGCTTTAACCAAGCATCACAAGACGATATTCGCAAAGCATATCTGTCCAAGGCAAAAGCACTGCTGGCACCAGTAATTAAAAGTGCCCGAAATGAAGCCTTGAAGGGTATGGGTAAGCGAGTTCGTGAAGAGAAGGAAGTTGATGAAGTAGAGGAAACTCCTAATCGTCAACGGACTTCTAGTAAGAAAGACGACGAGCCACGCCTCGGCTCCGATAAAAAGAAGGCCACGCTAGACAAGACACGGGGTAAGTCAACGTATGAGGCGTTACAAGAGCTGATGGGAGACTAGAGTGTCAATAACGGCAACCGTAAAGAACTATATTAGCTTTGCAGGGGACCAGGAATCCGATCTCGTTTATGACTCGGGTGAACTGGCAGATTCGCCTGCCATGCAGGAGTTGAAGAATCTGATTGCAGGAGATAACGAAATTCTGCTCCCAGATGTCGAAGACTTTACTGTTCATGGTTTCGCAATCATCCCTCCAACGGCTAATGAAATCGAGCCTGTTCTGAAGGGTGCCGCTCTTGATACTGGAGTAGCTTTAAGTGCTAGTAACGTTTCAGTGTTCATGTTTGGTAGCACACTACCTGCATCTATCTTCCTTGAGGTTGATGATGCACTTAGCGTGCGTCTAGTTTGGTTTTAACAAGGAGCCTAAATGGCAGTAACTGAGGCACAGGTAGTCGCTCTCGAATTGGAGCGGGTCGTTCCTAAGATCCAGACTCTATTTGAGCGCGATGATCTTTTCTTCGCGAATATCAAAAAGCGCGATGTAGAAAAGATCTCGAATCGCCAGATGCGAATTCCTCTGGAAATCCGTCCTGGTGGTTCTTTCCAGTACTTTAATCCAGATGGTGGCGATCTCGGTCGTGGTGGCGGACCCACTTTCGAGAAGGCCGTTTTGAATTCTGTTTTCCTTTCAGAGAATATTGAATATACGAAGCTGACTCAGTGGGCAACTGATAGTGACCGTAAGGCCATTGTCAATGCTGTTCGCCGACTCACTTCTACTGCGATGGATGAACTCCGTCGTCAGTTGGATTCGCAGCTTATGCAGGCCGGAGATGGTGTCGTTGGCACTGTCGGAACGGTTACTGTTGGCAGTGGATTCGATACTTATCTTCTGAATTCGGATGGATTCGGTGCGCGGCTTGTTCGGTATGGACAGACCATCCAGCTTTATGATTCCACTCTTGCTACTCTGCGTGGCACGGGTGTTATCACTCAGTGGGATGTGGAAGGCCAGACCATTCAGGTTACGCCTAATATTGCTAGTGCTACCGCTGGCGACCTTTTGGTTGTCATGGGTATTGCATCACCCACTTCACTTCCTGCTATCTATGGTGTTCCTTATCATCATTCAAATGCCTCGACTGGCACTTGGCTCGGATTCCAGCGTTCATCGAACCCTGAGATTCGTTCCAATGGAGTGAATGCGGCTAGCAATGCGCTTTCACTTCCGTTGCCTCGTCTGGCTATTAATAAGATTGGAAATCGGGTTGGCATTAACAATACCTTCAAGCCGTCTGCCTGGATGCACCCTGCCCAGCAGCAGGCGTATGAAGAGATTGGCCAGCTTGTAATTCTGATTAATAAGCAGGCTTCTGGTAATCAGGGGCTTGATATGTATTTCGGTGGTTCCATGCAGATGGCTGGTGCTGATGTTAAGCCCAGCTTCAACTGGAATCCAGAGCGTATTGATTTCATTGTTGATGAAGTCTGGGGCCGTGGAGAAACTCTCCCGCTTGGATTCTATACCACTGATGGTCGGAGAATCTTCGAGATTCGTGGACCGTCGGGTGGTGTTGCCACTGCGGAAATCTTCTACATGGTCATTGGAACTCAGTTCTTCGTTAACAATCCTGCTGCTACTGCTTACATTTACAACCTGGCCGTTCCGGCTGGCTATCAGGTTGCATAGGAGGCATTAGATAATGGCTGAAGCAGATACCCTTAATTTCCAGAATCTTTCAACGGTCCAGAGCAAGTTGCAGCCGGGACCGAAGACGCTTGCTTCTGCGAATACTATTGCTCCTAGCGGCTTCCTGACCGTTCTCACGGGTAATACGGTCGTTAAGACCATTACTCCGCCGCAGACTGGTCTTCATATGCTTGCTATTCAGTTTGCTGGTGTTGCTGGTGTGGATGCAACTGGTAACGTTCTCACTGCCAAGGCTTCGGTCAACGGTGAGATTATGTTGCTGGTTTACAATCCCAACACT